CTACTCCAGATGCAGCTTATGTAGTAACTTTAGATTATGTTTATACACCAGATGGTTTAAGTGCTACAAATACAACAACTTATGTAAGTGTAAATGCTCCAGAACTATTATTATATGCATGTTTAGTTGAAGCTTTTGCATATTTAAAAGGTCCGATGGATATGTACAAACTGTATCAGGACAAGTATAATACAGCATTACAAGGATTTGCGTTAGAACAAACAGGTAGAAGACGCAGAGACGAATTTCAGGATGGAGTGTTACGTATCAAAATTAACTCACCATCCCCATAACAACTATAAGGAGTACAACATATGGCAATAACACAAGCAGTGTGCAACAGCTTTAAACAACAACTTTTAGGTGCTGTACACGATTTTGATAGCGGTTCAGGACAAGTTTTTAAATTAGCAATGTATACATCTGCAGCAAACTTATCAGCAGCTACAACAGTTTACACATCTACTAATGAAGTTGGAAATACTGGTCAGTATTCTGCAGGTGGAGGAGTATTAACTTCTCAACAAGTATCACTAGATGGTTCAGTAGCAATAATTGATTTCGCAGATTTATCTTTTACAGGAGTAACACTTACTGCAAGAGGAGCTTTAATTTATAATACATCAGCTTCTAACGCAGCAGTTTGTGTACTAGACTTTGGTGCTGATAAAACTGCAACGTCTGGAACATTTACAATTCAATTCCCAGCATTTACATCTGCAGCAGCTATATTAAGAATCGCATAATTTAGGAGGGCCAGGTGGCAGATATTACAGTTTTAGTAACGTCACCTGGTACACCCACAACGTGGGGATATGATGCCTTTGGTAATTATTCCTACGGAGAAATATCTGGATTAAGTTTAAATTCTGGAACAACACAAATTGAAATAAGTGTTGATCAATTACTTTCTTCTAACTTATTAAATACAACAGTCAATTCAGTAACTTTAAGAATTGATAATGAAGTTTTACTTTCTACTAATTTATTAAATTCTACAGTCAATTCAGTTTTTGCTGGAGAAAATGTTATTGTACAAGTAACAACTCCAGGAACAAGTACAACATGGGGTTATGATGGATATGGAGAAAATGCTTGGGGACAAATTGTAGGTCTTGATCTTAATTTAGGTAACGAAGATGTTGCGTTAGGTATTCAACAAGATGTTACAGGACAACAATTAAATTCAACAGTTAATACAGTTACACTTTCAGGAGATGCAAATTTAACTTTATCTACAAATTTATTACAAATTAATTTAGGTAATGAAGAGGTTGCTGGAGAAGTTACTCTCACACTATCTACTAATGTATTAAATACAACTATTGGTGCTTACTCAATTACTGCAGATGGTAATACATCTGAAATCGTAGTTGGAGACTCCATGAATTCTACAGTTGGAGTTATTGATGCAAGTGCGGGTAGTATTGAAGAACCAACAGGTATTGGTCTTTCTATTGCTATTGGAGATGAACAACTTACAGGAGATGCAAGTTTAACATTATCAACAAATATTTTAAATGTAACAACAGGCACGGCTAGCGGAGATGTGGCTACTATTATTTTAACGGGCTCTAGTGCTACAACAACTACAGGTACACTATCATTTAGTATTGATGGATCTGTTGTATTAACAGGCGTAAATATGACAGCTTCTACAGGTCGTTTATTTATAAGTGCTTGGGCTGTTATTGATATAGGTGTAACTAATACTTGGGGTGTGGTTGACATAGCGGCTTAATGAAACTAAAATTGATAATATTACATAATTTATAAAGAATTTTATGGCATCAAGTTTTTCTACAGATCTAAAACTCGAACTTATGACTACGGGTGAAAACTCGGGTACATGGGGAGATAAAACAAATACAAATTTAAATCTTTTACAACAAGCAATTGCTGGTTATCAATCTATAGCTCTTACATCTACTAACACAACTTTAGTAATGACTGATGCTACAATATCAAATGCTAGAAATGCTACTCTTGAATTTACAGGAACATTAACTGGAGCAACAACTGTAGTTACACCAGATGGAATAGAAAAAGTTTATAATGTCATAGATAGTACAAGTCACGCAAATAATACATTAACATTTAAAACAGCCACTGGAACTGGTGTTTTATTAGCTCAAGGAAATAAATATGTTTTATATTCAGACAGTACTAATGTTAGCAAACTTAATGAATTAAAAGTATGGAGAGCGGAGACTACAACAGTAACTGTTCAAGCTGGGGCTCAAATACTTGCTAATACATCCACTGGAGCATGGACACTAACTTTACCCGCTTCACCTTCAACAGGAGATGAAGTTTCAATAGTAGACTCAAATTATAAATTTAACACTAATAATTTGACAATTGCAGGTAATGGTTCTAATATAGCTAATACTTCAGTTAATCTGGTTGTTAATACGCAAGGGGCTGGATTTACTTTAGTTTATTCAGGTAATGCAACAATAGGTTGGACTTATAAGGATAAATAATTATGGCAAATTACGCAGAAACAAAATATAATTACGACGGAGCCTATTTAACAGGAATTCAAGGTGTCAATACTGGAATAGTTGTTCCTTGGGGTTCGGCTTCAATTCCATCTGGATTTTTGGAATGTAATGGTCAAGCAGTATCAAGAACAACTTATGCAGCTTTGTTTGCAGTTGTTGGAACTACATATGGAGCTGGAAATGGAACTACTACATTTAACGTACCAGATTTAACAGATAGAACAGTTGTAAATAAATCAAATACAAAAGCATTAGCAAGTACTGGCGGAGCAAATACCGTAACACCTACTGGAAACATTGCAGGATCAACTGGTGCTACAACATTAACTACAGCACAAATAGCTTCACATAGTCATGACTTACAGATTAAAGGCGGTGGTCCTTTTCCACCTGGGGCAAGTGGTTTGTTACAATGTAACCCTATATTTCAAGGTACTTACCCTACAAACAACATAGGAGGGGGTCAATCTCATGATCATACATTGTCAGCTAACTTTAGTGGAACTGCTAATTCAGTTCTTCAACCGTATTTAGTATTAATTTATATTATAAAAACTTAAAGGTAATTTATGCACTTAACAGTTATACCATCTGACAAACAAATTTATTTAGAAACATCGGATGCTCAATTTCCAAATAGACGTTGTCATGTAATTGATAATGATCAAGAATTTTGGAATAATGTTGATCCTAGAATTCATGCAATTCAGTATCACACAGATGGCTTAAAACAAATTGAATATAAAAATCCAAGAGAAGATGTTGTAATTACTGATGTAAAAATTGTTCAAAAATATATAGATAGATTTAATTTAACTGAACAAACTTACCAGGCTCAAATTAGTTGGGATAATAATAATATTCAAATAACATTGGCGGACGGTGCTAAGAGATTTGAAACTCAAGAAGAAAAAGTTGCTAGAATTGGGCCTAGACCTTAATTATTTATAAGAAATCCAAGAAGTAACAATATATTTTTCTCCACTTAATGGAGGATTGCCTCTATGTACGTATGGAAATCCAGCTGGCCATATAACAATTCTACCTTTTACAGGTTTAACTCTTTGAGATTGATATAAAAATTCAGTTTCTCCACCTTCTTCAACGGTGTTTAAATATATTGAATAAACCAAAACTCTTTTTTCACAATCAGCACCCTTACCATGTTCCACATGCCAAACATGATACCCTTCTGCAGGTAAAGTTTTTTGTATTTTTACATGATCTGTAATTAATTCAGAACTATCACAATACCTTTTAATATTAGTTTCTGTATAATAATGTTTTAGTGCTAAATCAAAATTAACCATTAGTAATTTTAATTTATTAATACTAAATATTTGATCTGTTAAAACATCGGGTTCACAAAATAATTGTTTGTCCTGTTTTAAATCTTGTGTTGTATTTTCAGAGGAAAACCTTGTCCAAGTTTTATTAAAACTTTCATACTTTTTAAATAATTCTATAGCATGATCACAGGCTTCATCTGGAATATAACCATCATAAACACCTATAAAATTTTTAACATTACTTTTTCTCTCTTGCATCCGATACCTCTTTAATTAATTTATTTTTCTTCCAATCAGTTACTTTTTTAAGATTGGTTACTAAACAATATCTTGTTTTAGTCTCTTCTTCAACTTTACCAACCCCATGTAATATATTAGGTGGAAATATAAAATATGCTCCTCTTTTAGGCTGAATTGTCATTTTAAGTTCAGGTAGTATTAATGGAGCTCCTTCAGTTAAATATAAAATTAAATGGTGATCATCATGAATATGCATGTTAACACTATCTCCTTTTTTAATTTCATTACCCCAAGAATCAAAGGATATATTTTTATTATACCAATTTTGTTTATTGAAAAATGGATTTGAAGTTTGATGTTTTTGAACTACATAATCTATAAATCTTGTAAACTCTGGTTTATCATTAAAAAATCCCCATGGAGTTTTACCACCATAAACATTAGTTAATTCTGTCGTATCTAAATTTTGAGAAATCATCGTACACATATTATGCATGTCTACTACATTATCATAAACACCATGTGATATTTGAATTGTCCTTGGGTAAGTGACAAACATACTATGTGAGTAATTTTCTTCTTGCTTAATTTCATCAAGTATAATCATTTATATAAACCAAGTTACAATTGAATATCTTGTTCCATTTATTACTGGTAAAACAGAATGAGGATATAAAAAATTAGAAGGAAACATAATAGCAGATCCTTTTTTTAATGAATATACAACAGTATTATTAAAAAAACTAAATTCTCCACCTTTAAAATTATCATTTAAAGTGAATGAACATGAAATAGTTCTAGGTATTTCAGTAAATGAATCTACGTGTTGTGTATAAAAACCACCTTTTTCATATTTTAATAATTGATAACCACTATCTTTAGAAATATGTGCTTCTTTAAATTTTTCATTATATATTTTAATTGTTTTTTTTGTTGATTGAAAAACTTCATCATCTAATATTTTTCTCGCATTTTTATTTTTTTCAATAACTTCATTTAAGGATATTCCTATGGTTGTACAATTTCTAAGTTCTTTATTTATATCACCTTTACCACCTACTGTAGCATTTAACCATTCATTTGAATTTTCATATTCATTTAATATGTCATTACATAACTTATCAGGTATAATATCTTCTATTACAAGTATGTAATCTTTTAATTCATTCATACATTCTCCTCATTTGGTTTAAAACATTGTATATTAAAATGTACAAATCTAAAAGGTTCAATTCCTGCATCTAAAATATATTGGTGTGTTAAATAAGAATTAAAAAATACAAATGTTCCAGGAAGCACGGGATATGAAAAACGGTTATAAGCATATTGTACCGATTCATTCTTGATTGGTAGTTCTGTAATCCATTTAGTTGGTCTTGGATCATGAAATACTGGTAAAGATGTTTTAGGTGAACACTTTAAAAAATAAAATCCTGAAATATGACTGCTTTCATGAATATGTGGCCAATGTTCACCACCACCAGCTTGTGGAAATTCTTGAACCCATAAATCTTTAAAATATAATTTGTGTCCCGATAAATCATAACCTTGTTCTGATAAAATATTATAAGAAGTATCTTTTATAAAAGCTTTAAATTCTTTTAACTCTGGATCATTACCCATAAATGCAGAATGATGGACAAAGCCAAAATCTTTTATATCTTTTCCAATAAATTTATTTCTTTCATCTATTAATGATTGATTATTCTTTTTTGCTTCTTCAATATATTTATCGGATATTCTATTTAAATCATTTAAATAGGTTGGCATTAATAAACTGTAAACAGGAGAGCAAAATAAGTTATCTCTTTTTAATGGTAGATTAACTGTCATTTTTTTTGTTATATAGTACAATTTAATTAATGTCAAAACTGATGTATAATAAACATAAATATGCCATTAAAAAAGATACCGTTACCACCAGGTTTTGATAAAAATGATACTCCATCTCAAGCAGAAGGACGCTGGATTGATGGAGATAATGTACGTTTTCAATATGGATCACCTGAAAAAATAGGAGGATGGCGACAAATTAATACATCTATATTAGTGGGTGCAGGTAGAGATATTCATTCTTGGTTTGATTTAACTGGTAGACGTTATGAGGCTATTGGAACAAATAAAATCTTATATGTTCTATTTGAAGATACTTTTTATGATATTACTCCACTAGGAACAGCATTAACTTCTTGTACCTATACATCTACTACAGGATCTGCCACAGTAACTATTAATAAAGCAGCTCACGGTTTAAATCCTGGAGATTTAATTAAATTTACAAGTGCAACTACACCAGGAAGTCCCACAACAAGTTTTACATCTGCAGATTTTACAACTAATACTTTTGAGATAAAAACCGTTCCAACTACAGGAACATTTACTATTACTATGCCAGTATCTGAATCAGGCACTGGAGTAACTGCAGGTGGAACTATTACAACAACCCCTTATGTAACAATAGGTCCTATTCTTTCTACATTTGGATATGGTTGGGGAGCAGGTACATGGGGATTATCTACTTGGGGTACTGCTAGGACAACTTCTAATACAGATATTGATGCAGGTTCATGGTCATTAGATAATTTTGGTGAATTATTAATAGCAACTATTAAAGATGGAAAAACTTTTAAATGGGAGCCGAATGCAGGAGCAGGTGTAAATACAAGAGCGACTATTATAACAGGTAATCCTACAGCATCCATATTAACAAGGGTATCCGACAGAGATAGACATTTAATTCATTTTGGAACAGAAACAACTATAGGAACTCCTACAACTCAAGATCCAATGTTTATAAGATTTTCAGATCAAGAAGATATTGAAGACTATATTCCTAATTCAACTAATACAGCAGGTACATTTAGAATAGATAATGGAAGTACAATTGTGGCTGCAGTTAAAGGTAAAGATTATATATTAATTTTAACAGATGAAGCTGCATATGTTATGCAGTTTGTAGGACCTCCTTTTACATTTAGTATTAGACAAGTTGGATCTAATTGTGGATGTATTGGACAACATGCAGCAGTATTCGTAGATGGAGCTGTATATTGGATGGGTGATTCTGGTAATTTCTTTGTATTTGATGGAACAGTTAAAACATTATCATCTTCTGTAGATGATTTTGTATTTACAACTACAGGAGATAGTTTAGGTATTAATTTTGTACAAGGTGATACAGTATTTGCAGGACATAACAGTTTATACAATGAAATTAATTGGTTTTATACAAAAGAAGGTTCAACAGAAATAGATAGAGTTGTTTGTTATAATTATGAAGATAAAACATGGACAACAGGATCACTTGCAAGAACAACTTATGAAGATGCTCATGTATTTGATAAACCAACAGCAACTAAATATATTTCAACTTTAACTCCTAATACTCCAACTATTAATGGTGTAAGTAATGGAGGAAGTTATGTATTTGAACATGAAGTTGGAGTTAATGAAGTATTAAATTTAACATCTACAAGCACAACAAGCTCAGTTATATCTGCTTATATTAGATCAGGAGACTTTGATTTAGATATAGATGGGGATGGAGAATACTTTATTAAAATAAGAAGATTTATACCAGACTTTAAATATTTAGAAGGTAATACAAAAGTAACTTTATTCTTTAAAGCTTATCCAGCAGATAGTACCAATGCATTAGGACAAACAACGGTTGGACCATTTACAATAACTTCAACAACAGATAAGATAGACACACGTGCAAGAGGAAGACTTGCATCAATTAAAATTGAAAATGATGCACTTGATGATAACTGGCGTTATGGTATATTCAGAGTGGATATACAACCAGACGGTAGAGGTGGAAGTGCTCCACAAACATAATGGCTAGAATAACAATTACACTTCCAGAACCACCTCAAACATATACTGTTGAAGGTATGAGACAAATTAATCAAGCATTAGAGACTTTACAAAATCAATTAAATACTACATATCAAAATGATTTAAATGAAGATTTACAAACATTTAATTGGTTTTTATTTGGAGCTGGAGCATAATGACAATAGAATATAAAAGTGAAATTTACGATTTAACTACAACTAATCTAACAACAACTCTTACAGTTAATGCAACAACAAGAGTAATTATAAAAGAAATTAGTGTAGCGAACGAACATAACAATACAGTTGAATGTGATTTTTATTTAAACAAATCTAATGGTAGTGCTATTTTTTATCATACAAAAATAGCTGCAGATTCTCATGATAATGCAGTTCATAATACACTAGTTATGGAAGAAAATGATTATTTAACTTTTCAAGTAGCAACCGCAAATGTTATATCTGGACAAATATCTTATGCTGTTTTAAGTAGAAAAAATCAGAATGGCTAGAAAACTAAGTATAGGAAATGGTGCGTATATAAAACAAACCAATAAAAAAAGACCAGGTAGACATAGTAAAAGACCTAACAAAAGAAATGATAGAAAAGAATATCGTGGACAAGGAAGACGTTAATAGTATATAATAATAGTTTATGAAAACTACAATCATTGATGGAGTAGAAGTTCCAATTTTGCCAGCTAGAGCTGAAGAAATTATTAAAAATAAAGTTACTGGACAAGTTTACTCTAATATTGAAGAATTTAATGCAGATGTAGCAAACCCTAATACACCTACAAAAGCAGAAGATTTACAACAAGATTTAAAAATAACAGTTGCATCTTTATCGGTATTTGGTAAAACCAAATAATGAATCCATACGGCGGAACCGAAATCCAAGTAGAATACTTACATAAATACGTATCAAAAGAATTATTAGATAAAGTTCAAATCACAACATCTATTCCAGAAAAAACACCTTTAGTTATTGATAAACCTAATGTTCTTTGGGTACACAATAGTTATGATCAACCTAATGTTATGCCTTGGTTTAAAAATAAATTAAATCACGGTAAATATGATTATTATATATTTAATTCTCATTGGACTTATGAAAAGTTTAGATATTTTTTTAGTTTACCAACAGAGTTATGTTTAGTTATTAAAAATGGATTTGATGATGATTTAATAGTTAAATCTGAATTTAAACCTAAAGATAAAATAAAATTAGTTTATACTTCTACCCCTTGGCGTGGTTTAGATGTTTTACTTAATGCCATGGAACAAATTAAAACTGACAAAGTAGAATTAGATATTTATTCAAGTACCCAAATATATGGAGATGCTTTTAAAAGTGCTAATGATAAACAATTTTTAGAATTATATGATAAAGCAAAAACAATAAAAAACGTTAATTATAAAGGATATATTAATCATAAAGAATTAATGAAGATACTTCATACCTATGATGCTTATGTTCATCCTTCTATATTTGAAGAAACTTTTTGTTTAGCGGCCATGGAATCGTTAGCCTGTGGACTCGTTACAGCAATCACGGACCTCGGTGCTTTATATGAAACTTGTGCTGAGTTTCCTATATATATTCCTTATCAAAATAATAGAACTTTATTAGCTACACAATTTGCTGCTGTTATAGATCAGATACCTGATATGGTAAATAACTTAGATGAAAATAAAATGAAATTTCAACAACAGTACTATAGACAATTTTATCATTGGAATGTAATAAAGACTTATTGGGAGAATTTTTTAAATGGGATATAAACAACCATACCGTATCTTTGTAGCAACACCAGTTCACTCTGATGTATCTATTCATTATTTCAAATCTTGTTTAGAATTTCAAAAAGAATGTTTTGTTAGAAAAATTGCAGTAATGTTTCAAGTCATGAAAAGCAGTTTAGTTACACAAGGTAGACAACTTTGTGTTTCTGGATTTATGGAATCTAATTGTACTCATATGTTATTTATAGATTCTGATATTTCTTTTAACTTTAAAATGATTGAAAGAATGATTAACTATAACAAAGATATTTGTTTAGTGCCTTATCCTATTAAAGGATTAGATTTTGATAAAATTAAAAAAAGAATAAAAGAAGGTTGTGACATAGATCCTAGAGTATTAGGTAATCAATATACAATGTCTGTTCCAGATCCTTCTAGTGTAAGAGTAGAGAATGGCTTTATAGAAGTTGAAAGAGGTCCAGCAGGCTGTATGTTAATTAAAAGAGAAGTTATAGAAGCTTTAATAAAAGAATACCCAGAATTTACAATAAACCAACATACCTTAATTGATGGTAAATTAGTTACTAGAAAGCATATGTATAACTTCTTTGATACCTATTGGAATAAAGATGATAAAACTTATACAGGAGAAGACTTTTATTTCTGTAAATTATGTAAGCATGCAGGTATTAAAATGTATGCTTTAGTTGATGAATATATCTCTCATCATGGTGAATTCAGTTATACAGGCAGACTTTTAGATGAATTTAAAAGAACAGAAACCTCCACAGAAATAGACGGAAAAACAATTAATAGTGATATAGATCCTAATAGCTCTGATATTGCTAAGAGCTAATAAATTCGTTAAAATAGCTAATTAGTTAACTATTTAATATAAGTATGAATCCATTACAAATTGCCTTGGCTATCTATGGAGGCTATAAAGGT